TTTTAAATTCGGCTTTTGCTTCGTCAATAGTCTGAGTTCTAACTTCGTCAAGATTAATATCTTGTTTCTTTTCGTTTTCCATTAGTTTTACCTCAATGTTTTTGTGTTGTTTATCTTTAGAACGACCAACTCCAACGAGCCTTGACTGGTCAGCAGGAACACTTACAGAAGAAACTTCCATAGGTGTCCATTGAGCTTTATAGTAAGTCTCACCATTGTTTTCATATCGTTCCAACTTATCAATTCTGTAGCCAACTGAAATGTTCATTCGTATACCATCAGCCACATCTTCAAATACTTCACGAGCTAAAGCAGATTTACCAAATCTAACTACAGCAGTTGTCCTTTTTGCTGTCTCATCTAATTTGAATTCTTCAATTACACCAATTTGCTTAGTCATATCATGGTCAAGCAATAATGGTGCTCTGCCTGAATTTATAAACTCCATGTTTATATCATCAGCAGAATGTCCTAGGACTTCCATCCCAAAACTACGTTCTACAGGTTCTTCAGAAGAAACACCTACGCGAACTATTCTTTTTTCTTCATCAAGATAAGAATGTTTAGATAAATCAATAGTTCTATATTTCATAGGCATATCAATTACTTTTCTTTCTTCATCTTCATGAATCATAGATACTTCGTCAGTCATTTCTACTTCATCACCTTCATGTTCTACATCCTCATGCTTTGCAAATTCAACGATAACTTTATCATCAGTTTCACTCACATTAAGGATATGTCTATCTTCTTTATTCATAGATTTCTCCTCTTCATTTGTTAATAAAGGATGTTTTTCTGATTCTTGCGAATCAAAACTTGTTTGTCTTTCATCTTCTTTTTTCATTTGTTCTACTAATCTTTTTGACCAGCTATATCCAGCATCTCCTCCCCATAAAGCCCAAGCTATTCTTCCGTTTGATGGATAGCCTTCTTCACCAGCACTAAATCCTTCAGCTTGTTTATCTACTTCATGTCTTGAAAAGAAGCTATACATTCTTTTTACAGTATCATCAGATAGATTTTCACCAGCTACTATTTGTCTTGCTCTAACAGCACCAACCCTAGTACCGCCACGACCAAATTCTTCACGCCAGTCTAAGCCTTTTTGAGCTTCAGATTTCATACCATCATTAGGTCTAGGCATCTTCTTCTTCATCTCCACCCTGTATCTTTGCTTCTACAGGTAGTTTCTGACCAAATGGTTGATAGGCTAGTTCAATATCATATTGTTTGGCTAGTTCTATTTCTTTTTGATGCTGTTCAAATAATTCTTCTGTATCTCTTCCATAAGAAGCAGAAATATCAGAATAAGTAAGTGTTCCATTTTGTAAACCAATTACATTAGCTTGCATTTCTTTTAGTGGGTCAATCCAAGCAAAACTTCTAGGTATATAATTTACTGACCTAGCAAACTTATCATATTTACCCATTGGTAGATTGATATAGCCTGTTGATATAGACATTTCTAACCATGATTGAAATACAGGATTTATAAAATGCTCAACTACAAATTGTTGGTATATCTGATACATGCTTCTATCTTCTAAAGCACCCTGTCTTATTGAAGAATAATTAACTGAAGTTAAATCATTAGATAGTGAATGATAAGAAATATTTAAACCTGATGCGATACTTCTTAAAACACTAGTTGTAAATGATTCAAATGCTGAATTAGGATGATTAGGGTCAAATGCCTTAAAGTCCATTCCAGCAGGTAATTGTTCAAATACACCAGCTTGTGCGTTCATTGTTGGATTAAACGTATCTTCATATTCACCATCACCAACATATCCATCACCATCAGGTGAGGTAAAGAAACCCATTTTAGATGCTCCAACTCTAGCACCAACTATTTCAGCCTCTAAATAACCATTAAGCATTTTCACATTAGCCATAGCTGTAGCAACCAAAGAAACACCTCTAGTTTGTTCTGCTCTAGTAGGTAGGTAAGCATGGATAATCTCATCAGCAGGCACTCTAATGTGTTGTGCTTGACTTAAATAAACTCTGTCGTAAGGATGGTCTTTGTATAAATGATAAGCAACTGGTTTGTCATACTTATCTACTTCAACACCCATTTTGATTCTATTACCAGTAGCTTTATAAACATCATTTTTATTTTCATCTAAATGGTCTGCTTCTAAAAACTGTAACTGGAAACCAAAAGGCGAATTGCTATCTTTTATTTTCCTGATTAATACTTCACCATCTCTACATAGCGATTCAACAAATATTTTTTGACAATCTAAGAATGATAATCTTCCATTAGTTGTACAGTTGCCAACTTGACCCCATTCTTTCCAAGCACGTTCAATGAGCAGGTTAGCTCCAATGTCTAAAGAACCATTATCGTTCCTAGCCTTAGAGCTAACTCTTATGCCATGCTTACCGATAACATTAGATATCATCAGGTTTAGATATCTTGAAATATAGCTATCGTTTCTTGCTAATTCTCTCGCTCTATCGCGAAGTATTCTTATGTTATCTTTTATTTCAGCATCAGCACTTGTAGATGTGGTAACAAAATCTGCAAACAATCTTCCAGTATTAGCACCAGTGTAGCTTCTTCTGTATGCTTGTCTTTTTTTCTTCTTAGGCTCATTTACGCCCAATATTCTGTTATACCATGCCATTATGTGTAGCTCTTAGGAGTTGAGCCAGTAACTCTACCAAAGTTTACTTTGATAGTATTTCCTGACCCTCGTTTATTTCTAATTCTTTGTATTTTAACCTCTTTAAGATATTCAGCTTTGTATCTATCCCTAAAAGTTAATAGTTCATCTATAGACATTCTTGATAATGACCTTCCAGCTATAGACATAGATGATTGGTCAATATTTGCCCTGTTCTCAATTACTGCTTCAATACTATCTAAAACAATTTTTGCATGACTTCTAACTGAAGCAGATGTAGTTGCATAATTATCTTGAACCTCTACAAAACCTTCTTCAAGTTTGACTCTTGCAGAATCAGAACTTCTAGTCATGTAAGAAACCCAGTTGTAATTACCTTTTGTATAAGAAGATGTGTTAGTAGCTTCGATAATATATGTATCGCCTGACTCAGTTGCTGTTAATGTAAAATTAGAAGCTGTAGCACCATCAACTAAATTAAATTCATAAGATAGTGAATAGTCTGCTACTGGATAGTCGTTTGCTAAATCTTCTCTTTTCCATGCCCAAAAATCTCCCAACTGAAGCTCAGTAGGAACTTGGGGTGGATAATTTGTTGAATCAAATTTGTTGCTCAAGCAAAAACCTCATAAATGTTTTAGATATATCTACATCTAACACTAATGTGCATTAAGCTATTGTCAATATTAAAACTAAACTTTCTTTATTTCCAAGAAGTAGCGAAATTACCCCTATTTATACCTTTTCTTGGTGGTTTATTGGGGTCTGCCCTGTTTTTATCAGGTTCAGGTGCATTACCTGTTAATAATCTTTGTTCTATTAAATTAAAGTTAGGGTTTAAGATATAACAAGCTGCTAATGAATAACAAATCGTGTCAAGAGCTTCGTTTCGCTCCCTAATCTGTTTCCAGTATAGAGTTTTCCTACCCTTTACAAATTTAACAAATCTTTGCTCTGCTGTAAGTTGTTTAAAATATTCTTCATCAACTGTTGATGGAAAATGCAAAGTTGAATACCCATATTCAGATGCAAGCCTTGAATAAATCACCTCTTTAGCAGTATCACTTCCAACTGGATATAGTGTGCTATTTTCTTTTCCTACTTTGGTTGGTTTACCAACAACTGATTTGCCGCTTTGTGATTGACCCTTGATTGCAAATATTCTTCTGCCTTTTTTATTCTTGGTAAAAGCATAAACCATTTGCGTTTGGAAACCTGAATCAATTGTTGTGCAGGCAATGGTCATATTCCTACCTGAATGAGTTGAGAATTTAGTTTGCAAATATCTATCAAAATCATTCCAAACTTGTATTTGACCAGTATTGCCATAGATGATTTTATAATCAACAACCCACATTTCATAGTCATGTGAATAAGCAACAACCTGAGCTTCTATTCTATTTTTCTGTATATCAGCACCACAAGTCAAAACAAGAGCTTCATCAGGTATTGTTTCCATATCATAGCTCTCTCTTCTAGCCATTAACCCTTCAGCTTCTACAGCTTCTTCAGGTTCAGGTTCCCAAGTTTCAGCCAGTGATGTATTTATAAATGTTTTTAACATCTCAGGCTGTTTTTTAGCTTCTAAGAAGTTTTCTGCCATTGAACCCCATGTGCTAAACACAGAATATAATTCATTTAGATGAAATCCAGCTACTTTCTTGGTTTCCCTTGTAGCTTTCCATTCTCCATTCTTTAGCATCCAATATTTCTTTGATTCATTAATAACACATCCATTTTCACAAGTATAAATTGCAGTTTCAGGTTTGTTTTCTTCCCAAACCACATTTGACCATTTTAAAGTTTGTTTATGATTACATTCAGGACATGGAACATAGTAATATCGTTGGTCGCTTTCTTCAAAAGCAGCCTCAATTCTTGAAATGCCTTTAACTGTTGGGGTGCTACATAAATATATTTTCTTGTTGAAGAATGTTTGAGTACGCTTTGATGCTAAAAGAACAGGGTCTCCCTCACTTCCAACACTAGCTTCCATCCTGTCAACTTCATCTATACAAAGAACACGAACAGCACGACTAGCAACTGATGCAGCAGAATTACTGCCCACCATGTTTAAAGTAGTACCGCCTTCAAATTTTTTAGATAAAACAGTGTTAGAACTATCTTTAGATTTAGGTTCATTAATCTTAGCTCTTAGAACAGGAGTATCTCTTAACATATTAGCTAACTTTTCTTTGCTGTATGCCTGAGCCATCTGTAAAGTTGGCTGCATAACAAGGATTGGGGATGGTTGCATATGTATGTAATAACCAATCACATTGTTTAATATCTCAGTTGCACCAACCTGAGCACTCTTTTGCCATATTACCTTTTCAATATTAGGGTCATTAAATACATCCATTATCTCTTTTTGATAAGGTGCATAGTCAGTTCTATATTTACCACTTACAGCAGAAGATTCAGGAGATAGATACCTGTATTCATCAGCCCACTCTGAAATCTTAAGTTCTGTCGGTGGTTTCCACAGATTTTGTACTTGACTTAGTACTTTCTGCATATTCTCTTGGTAATCCATTCTCAGATAGCTCCTCTAGTGCTTCATATATACTTCTTTTGATTAATTCTTCTGCTTCATTAAAATTATCAGCAGCTAATACTTGGTGAGCTAAATTGGTAGGTATATTTAATAGCTTTGCCTTTGCATTTCCAACAAAGTCTCCCCATGTATCTTTAACTAAATCTGCTGGTATTAGTTTTCCCTCTAATTGATTAACTTCCAGCTCAGCCTTATCAGCTTGAAACTTTTTTAATCTTGTAGACTCTTCAACTATATCTCCGCCAGTTCCACTCTTTTTATAATGATTCGCGTTCTTTCTTAGGTGGTTAATGTATTCAATCCTGCTAAAGTCTAGGTCTATAGGTGACCTGCCCTTTTTTACTGTAATAATGCCCTTTTTGACCAATTCACCAAGTGATTGTGGGGTCATTCCTAAATGTTCTGCTAACTCTCTTTGTGTTGCCATTTTTCTTAAAAATAAGGTTGTTTAATTTTTGTACAGTCTAAAAA